CCTGCGCTTCTTCTATCAGAATGCCGCAGGTGCGACTGCTGTACCACTTTCGATTACACAATCCAACGGTAACGTTAACGTTTTAGGTAACATACTGGCATCCAATTACTATTGGTCCAATGGCGTCGCACTAACCACAGTTGTGGATTCCATCAGTAACGCTATATCAGTTGTCAGTCAAGCACTGAGTTTAGAAACTGCCAACCGCGTCAGCGCCGTTAATGCACTAAGCAACACACTGAGTGCAGAAATAGCAAATAGAACCAGTGCAGACAACGCACTGAGTGTTCGTATTGATGCAGTCAGCAACGCAGTGTCTGTTGTAAGTCAAGCACTGTCAGTGGAGACAGCCAATAGAGTTAGCGCAGTCAATGTGGTCAGCAATGCACTATCAGTTGAAACTGCAAACCGAACATCAGCAGACAACGCATTAAGTGTTCGCATTGACGCGGTCAGTCAGGCAGTTAGCATCATTAGCCAGGCATTATCAGTTGAGACTGCGGCCCGCGTTAGTGCTGATAATGCACTGAGCAATTTGATCAGTCTGGTCAGTGTGCGTGTTGACAGTATCAGCCAGGGATTGTCATTAATTAGTAATGCACTGAGTGCAGAAATTGCCAACAGGACCAGTGCAGACAACGCACTGAGTGTTCGTATTGATGCAGTTAGCCAGGCAGTCAGCGTGGTAAGCCAGGCACTGTCAGTGGAAACAGCGGCACGTATAGCCGCAGATAATACCATCAGCAATGCAGTATCGGTTGTCAGTCAGGCGCTATCAGTAGAAACGGCCAATAGAATTTCCGCAGTTAATGTGGTTAGTAATGCATTATCGGTTGAGACAGCCAATCGCATTAGCGCAGACAATGCACTGAGCAACCTAATTTCAGCATTAAGTAACTCAGTATCAGTTACCTACGCACCTAAAGCTAACGCCACGCTGACTGGTACTACCAATATTGGCACACTAAATGTCAGCGGTGACACTGTGTTGTCAGGTAACTTGACAGTTAACGGCAGCGTGGAAACTGTCAATAGTACCACTGTTACTATTAACGACAAGAATATTTTAATTGCAAATAATGCAAGCACTAGTGCTACCATTGACGGTGGTGGTATTGATGTGGGTCAGGGCCCAGTCACGTATTTGCGATATCTCCATGCCAATCTAGGCTGGTATACTGCTAACAATTTTGGTGTAGGTGGAACTCTAACAGTTGCGGGCACTAATATTGTTCTTGCAATTGACACTGTTAGTAACGCAGTCAGCGTAGAAACAGTAAACCGAATCAGTGCTGATAATGCATTAAGTGTCAGAGTTGACACTGTCAGCAATGCAGTCAGCATTGTCAGTCAGGCGCTGTCAGTTGAGACGGCCAACCGAATCAGTGCTGATAGCGCATTAAGCGTTCGTCTTGATGACATTGTCAGTTCTGGAACTGCCAACCGTATTAGTGCAGATAACGCACTGAGTGCCAGAATTGATATTGTCAGCAATGCAGTATCAGTTGTAAGTCAAGCATTGAGTGTTGAAACAGCCAACCGTATTTCAGCAGTTAATGTGGTCAGCAACGCACTGTCAGTTGAAACAGCCAACCGTATCAGCGCAGACAATGCCCTGAGCAATCTGATCAGTGCGTTAAGTAATTCAGTTTCAGTAACGTATGCGCCCAAGGATGCGCCATCATTTACTAGCAATGTGGTAATAAATGGTAATGCCGCAATTTATGGCAATACTATCAGTTCCAGCACTGGAACAGGTGCCCTGACAGTAACTGGTGGTGTGGGTGTATCGGGTAACATTTATGCTGGTGCGTTTTTCTTTGCGAACGGCACAGCAGTGGGAACAGGTGGCGGTGGCAGCGATTACGTAGTATCAAATATGCCATATTTGATAAATGCGGGCGAGACCTATTATGTGAGAGCCAACACACAAGCATTATTCGTGCTTCCGATCGAAATTAACGGTGATCTGGAAGTGAACGGGATTTTAATAGAAGTGTAAATAAAGGGTAAGGGAAAAAGAATGTCTTTAATTTTAAAACAGGAATCAAGTGGAAACGTCACAGTGCCAGGGTCTGGCAAAGGTGCCGTCTACCTAAATGCGAGCAACCAACTGAACGTTAAAGACAGTTCTGGTAATGTTGCTGCCATCCCTACAATTACAGCAACGGCTGACACGGCTGTGGTGTTTAACGATGCTGGCGCATTTGGCCAGACCACAGATTTCACATTTAATAAAACAACCAAAGTTTTAACAGTGAACGGTGTGGATATTCAGGGTGCCATCAACACTGTTAGTAATTCATTAAGTGTCGAGACTGCCAACCGCGTCAGCGCCGATAATGCACTAAGCAACACACTGAGTGCAGAAATAGCAAATAGAACCAGTGCAGATAATGCATTGAGCGTCCGTGTTGACACAGTTAGCAATGCAGTGTCGGTAGTAAGCAACGCACTGAGCGCAGAGATCGTCAATCGCGTAAGCGCAGATAATGCATTGAGTGTTCGTATTGACACAGTCAGCAATGCCGTTTCAATCGTCAGTCAAGCACTGAGTTTAGAAACTGCCAACCGCGTCAGCGCCAATGATGCACTAAGCAACGCACTGAGTGCAGAAATAGCAAATAGAACCAGTGCAGATAATGCCTTGAGCCTAAGAATTGACAGCATCAGTGGTGCAGTGTCAGTTACTAGTAATGCGTTATCAGCATCCAATTCTCGAATCGATGTGGTAAGTCAAGCAGTATCAGTGGAGACGGGCAACAGAACGTCAGCTGACAACGCATTAAGTGTTCGTATTGATACTGTCAGTAATGCAGTGTCGGTGGTAAGTAACGCACTATCAGTTGAAACGGCAGCTCGCATTGCGGCGGTCAATACTGTCAGCAACGCAGTCAGTATTGTTAGCAACGCACTGAGCGCAGAGATTGTCAACCGCACTAGTGCAGATAACGCACTGAGCGTTCGCATTGATACAGTCAGCAATGCAGTATCAGTGGAAACTGCTGCTCGTATTGCAGCCGATAATACAATCAGCAACGCAGTCAGTATTGTTAGCAACGCACTGAGCGCAGAGATTGTCAACCGCACTAGTGCAGATAACGCACTGAGCGTAAAAATCGACACGGTCAGCAATGCAGTCAGTATCGTCAGTCAGGCGCTGTCAGTTGAGACAGTCAACCGCACTAGTGCAGATAACGCACTGAGCGTAAAAATCGACACGGTCAGCAATGCAGTTAGTATCGTCAGTCAGGCATTGAGTGTTGAAGCGGTCAATCGAGTAAGTGCTGATAATGCACTAAGTGCTCGTATCGATACAGTCAGTAATACATTGAGTGCATTGAGTAATTTAGTGAGTGGTGTTAGTAACAGACTGAGCGTGGAAATCGCAGATAGAATTTCCGCAGTAAATGCACTAAGCAATTCAGTTTCAGCCACTTATGCGCCCAAAGTTGGCGCAGTATTGACAGGCAACGTTACTATTTCTGGTAACCTGGTTGTATCTGGTAACACTGTGGTTATTGGTAGTAACAACTACGCCACATCTGACAACCTAATTGAACTGCATTCGCCTAACGTAGCCAACATCTCCCAGCCCTGGACTGTGGATGATGGTAAAGATGTGGGTATTCGATTCCACTATTATAAGGGTTCAGACCTAAATGCATTCTTTGGTCTAGCTAATGATACCAGTTACCTAGAGTGGTACTCTAGTGGTAGCGAAATTGGTAATGTGTTTATAGGTACCTACGGTACATTTAAGACTGGTAACCTGGTGTTAACTGGTGACGCAACCATCAACAGTATCAGTGTACTAGCTAAGTTTGACAGTTTAAGCAACTCTATTTCAGTAGTAAGTCAGGCATTGAGTGTTGAGACTGCGGCACGTATCGCGGCAGACAACACAATCAGTAATGCAGTATCAGTTGTAAGTCAGGCATTGAGTGTAGAAACTGTCAATCGTGTAAGCGCAGATAACGCACTGAGTGTTCGCATTGATACAGTCAGTAATGCAGTGTCAGTTGTTAGTCAAGCATTGAGTGTTGAAACGGCAGCTCGTATTGCGGCGGTCAATACTGTCAGCAATGCAGTGTCTGTGGTTAGTCAGGCACTGTCAGTAGAAACCGCGGCTCGTATAGCCGCAGATAATACCATCAGTAATGCAGTGTCAGTTGTTAGTCAAGCATTGAGTGTTGAGACTGCGGCTCGTATAGCCGCAGATAATACCATCAGCAATGCAGTATCAATCGTCAGCCAGGCGCTGTCAGTTGAGACAGTTAATCGCGTAAGCGCAGATAACGCATTGAGTGTTCGCATTGATACAGTCAGCAATGCAGTATCAATCGTCAGCAATGCACTGTCATTGGAAATAGCCAATAGAACAAGTGCAGATAATGCATTGAGTAACCTGATCAGTGCATTGAGTAACTCAGTATCAGTTACATACGCACCCAAGGCTAGTCCCAGTTTTAGTGGTAACATCACTACCACTGGCAGTTTGTTGCTCAACACTCTAAACAACGTAACAGCTATTGTTAACTCAGGATCCAACGGTGTTGGTAACATTGGTACTGCTACAGTGACTTTTAACACTGTTTTTGCCAAAGCAACTACTGCACAATACGCCGACTTGGCAGAAAAGTATACCAGCGACGCCCCTTACAGTCCTGGCACTGTGGTGGTGTTTGGTACAACTAGCGAAGTCACTATCAGTACCACACTAGCTGACAGCCGTGTAGTTGGTGTGGTGTCAACCGAACCAGCTTATTTGATGAACGCAGGATTGGAAAATGGTGTAGCAGTTGCGCTGACAGGTCGAGTACCATGTAATGTGGTTGGCAAGATCCGTCGTGGTGACATGCTGGTTACTAGCCATATTCCTGGTGTTGCCACTTATGCTGGTGCGCCACTAATTGGTACAGTAATTGGTAAAGCACTGGGCAATTATGACAGCGATATTGTGGGAACTATCGAAGTGGTTGTGGGCCGAATGTAATTAATTTATTAGGTATTGCATTTGCGGTAAATACGCTGTACAATGCAATATCTTTCAATAAATTAATATGGCCAAAACAGACAAAGTATTCGATATCGAGAACGAAAAACCCAAAGTTCATTACGTCATTAGCCCTGAACTACGAGACGCCCAGATGCGAGCAGCCATTGCACGTATCCCTGGGCGTATTCAACCTGGCGAGGACACTGACGAACCCATTGCCATTGTGGCTTTTGGGCCCAGTCTAAATGACACCTGGGAAGAGATTAAAAAGTTCAAATACATCATCAGCTGTGCTGGTGCCCATCAGTTTTTAATCGAACGTGGAATCATCCCCACCTGGCATGTGGATGCTGATCCACAAGCACACAAAGCCGATCTGATTGGCACCCCACACGAGGATGTGGAATATCTGATGGCCAGTTGTTGCCACCCCAAGGTGTTTGATCTACTAGAAGGTCAGAACGTCAAACTGTGGCACGTATACGGCAGCAACACCAACAAGAACGACATCCCTAATCATTACCCACGTGGTGAATGGATTCTTACCGGTGGCAGTAACGTGGGACTGAGAGCCATGGTAGTGGCCCGTTTCTTGGGTTTCAAGAATCAACACATATTTGGTATGGACTGTAGCGTACTGGAAGACGGTACCACCCATGCCACCAAGCACCCCAAGACACCCAAAACATTCCGTCAGGTACCATTTAATGGCAGGACATTCCGTGCCACTGACGCCATGATTGAATATGCTCGTCAGTTTTTCCATGAAGTGCATGAGATACACGACCTGACTGTTACATTATACGGTGACGGCCTAGTACAGCACATGGCCAAAACTAAGTTGGCTGAGGCTTACAAGGATCGTGAGGTCAAGAAGATTGCCTACAAGTCAGATCCAGTGATCAGCAAAGAGTATGCTGAGATGAATCGCAAGTTGCATGAAGAAAACCTTTCTTACGGCACTAGCGGTGAAAAGCGTGTGGACATGGTAGTCAAATTAGCCAAGAGCATAAACACCACTTCTGTGCTGGATTATGGCTGTGGTAAGGGCACTTTAGCCAAGAAGATGCCATATCCCATATGGGAATATGACCCAGCAGTACCTGGTAAAGACGAAGCCGCTCGTCCAGCAGACCTGGTTGTATGTACAGACGTGCTGGAACACATTGAGCCTGAACTGTTGCCCAACGTGTTGTTTGACCTGGCGCGAGTTACCAAAGAGATCGGTTACTTTGTTGTACATACAGGACCAGCACAAAAGTTCTTACCAGACGGTCGCAACGCCCACTTGATTCAGGAAGGTGAAGAATGGTGGACTAAATTTCTCAGCAAATACTTTAACGTGGCAAAAACCATTGTCAGCGGTGCCGAACTTCACATTGTGGTATCACCACGCACTGTCAAGAAAGCCAAGCCAGCACCTGTTCCTGAAACAGCGACACCAGCGCCAGCGGCTGCACCAAAACCTGAACGTCAGGAAGTGCAAGCAGTTAAACACCGCGGTGTTAACATACTGTATGCCACTCCCAACGATGTAACATCGGCTCGTGTTAAAACCATCTTTACTAAAGAGCCCATTACTATCGAATGGTTGAACAGCATGAAGCCAGGTGAGATCATGATCGACATTGGTGCCAACGTGGGCATGTATACTATCTTTGCCGCAGTGACCAAGCGTGTGCGTGTGTTTGCGTTCGAGCCCGAAAGTCAGAACTATGCCATCCTCAATCAGAACATCAAACTGAACAACGTGGACAAATATGTGACAGCATATCCACTGGCCATGAGCAACACTCGTGGGTTTAGTAAATTAAACCTGAGCCAGTTTATCGCTGGCGGCAGTTGTCATACAGTGGGACAGGAAACAGACCACAATCTAAATCCAGCCAAGACTGCATACAAGCAGGGTGCATACACTATCACATTAAATGATATTCTGGAACTGGGTGTACCGGCACCACATCATATCAAACTGGATGTGGACGGTATTGAACATCTGATTATACAAGGCGGCGATCTAATATTGCCCAATGTGCAGAGCCTGCTGATTGAAACCAATCAGAACTTGTCTGAGCACATGAACATGGTGGCAACTCTAGAACGTCTAGGGTTCACATATGACAAACAACAAGTCCAGGAAGCAGAACGCAAGGCTGGCGCATTTAAAGGAGTAGCAGAGTATGTGTTCCGCCGTAGTTAATTATCTAGCTAAAAAAGTTCAAGACACTGAGCTGATTGAGGAACCCTATCCCTACATCTACATCAAAGATGCACTGCCACAGGAGTTCTACAATCAGTTGGTGGCAAACCAGCCACAGAAAGAAAGCCTAGCCACGTTGACTAGCATGGGGCGGGTGATTGTTACTGGAGGCAATCCCAAAGACAATCCTGAAGACAATCGTATTGTGTTGCCAGTAAACGAAAAAACTATTGACCCACTGCCTGAGGCGATTAGAACACCCTGGATGCAGGCTGCTACTGAATTAATTACACCAGAGCTTAGAGATGTGTTCTTAAACAAGTTTTCCACTTTTGTAGAACGCAGACTGGGCACTCGTGTTAACACTAAATTTGAAAGTCTGTATGTGCGTGATTACACTGGCTACGAGCTGGGCCCACACACCGACAGCAAGAGTAAAGTGATCACTGTGTTGTTTTATCTAGCACCTGATAGCAGTCGGCCTGACCTGGGTACCAGTATGTATGCACCCAAACGTGAGGGTATGACGTGCCCAGGTGGTCCACACTATAGATACAAAGACTTTACTCGCTTTGCCACCATGCCCTACTTGCCCAATAGCATGTTTGCATTCTTTAAGAACGACAAAAGCTGGCATGGTGTTGAACCAGTAGAGCCAGGTATTGAACGCAACTTGTTGTTATTTGATGTTTATGTGCCGGAGTTAAAATGATACCAGTCTTTATCGGTTACGATCCACGTGAAGCAATCGCATTCCATACGTGTGCCAACAGTATTATTCGTCATGCAAGTCAGCCAGTGCAAATTATTCCGCTGGCACTAAACTTGTTCAAAGACTACACAGAGACTCATACTGACGGCAGCAATCATTTTATCTACAGTCGTTTCCTAGTACCGCATTTGATGAAGTATGAAGGCTGGGCTATCTTTATGGATGGTGACATGATTGTGCGTGATGATATTACCAAATTGTGGGAAATGAGACAGCTGGATAAAGATGTCATGGTGGTCAAACACGATTACAAAACTCGTATGCCTGTCAAATACTTGGGTGCTAAAAATGAAGACTACCCACGTAAAAACTGGTCCAGTGTGATTTTGTGGAACTGTAACAGTTACCCCAATCGTAAACTGACGCCAGCATTTATCGAAAAAGCCACTGGTGCAGAGTTACATCGTTTCACTTGGATTGATGATGAACGCATTGGCGAATTGCCTAAGGAATGGAACTGGTTGCCCGATGAATACGGCGCCAATCCTGATGCTAAACTGTTACACTATACGCTAGGCACCCCCTGTTTCCAGGAATTTGCCGACACGCCACAAGGCGGCGAATGGCACAAGGAACGTATTCTTACTGAATATTGTTTACAGCACGGCCTGAACTGAGCTGAGTGTATTTTCCACAGTGGCTAATTTTTCAGCCACGCTGTCCAGATTGAAAGTTTTCCAGAGCCCAGGATGCTGTGGCTTGGGAATGTCATTTAATGAACACCAGCAATAGCCACGATGCTCTTCGTTGAGTGTGGGCACAAACTCCTGCTCTACTATAGCCAGGAATGTGTGATAGACAAATTTGTCATTGTCACTGACGTATTTTTCCAACGGAATAACACGAGACATTTCAACATGCCCTAGCTCTTCTTGGATTTCTCGATGCAGACCGTCAATAACTGATTCGTTTCGTTGAAGTTTACCACCCACTAGTCCCCACATGCCTGCATATTTGGAACCGTTGCGTAGTAAAAACAGATATCGTTGAGTACTGGTGCAATAGACCAATGCACCGGCACTTGTTAAAGAACTAGAGACCACTGTCCTCCCTCGTATTGACCTTCATAACTCTTGCTCCAGAACCCGTCTTTCCATTTGTATTGGAGACCGGTAGTTTTGTTACTCACATAGTGTAATGTGTCGTTGTTTTGACTGTCAAATATCACGTCCCATTGATTGTTGCTCCACTGGATAATGTCGTTAGCATGTGCAACAATGCTACTGCCATCACCACTAGCCCAGGCGTCAGGACCTTCTGGGTTGTCAAAGTTACCAATATCGTCTGTTAACAGATAACGTGTGCCCTCTGTAGGTAATGGTAATCCAATACCTGGACCAGATCGTAACGGATTGATAATTGCATCAATCGGCGGCATGGTATTGGCGGGTTTAGTTCCAGCATCTATACTAAACAGCAGGATGTTTCTGTCAGTGGGATGGTATGCCACAGTGCCCACTACCTCGGTGTATCCATCGTCCTGCATTAAACGCACCTGACTGATACCATCAGTTAGAATACCATATAGGTTTACCAGCTTGTGCCAGTCGTCACTAGTTCCAACTTTGGTTCCCACGTTGACACTATCGTTATCTTCAGTGACTAGATCTTCCTGTTTTAACAATTGAAGCTGGTTGCCAATTAACAGCACACCGTAATCTAAAACTGTCACTTGTTTCTGTCCCAACAGTGGGCCACCTTCAACACTGTTTGTGTCAAAGTTGCCCAGTGCATCACGCACATTGGCAACCAGTTTCTGAATAACGCCCAGCTTCTTAACCTTAGCTGGGGTAGTTAACCAGATGGGAATTTCAAATGTGATAGTGGCGATATCAATGGCGTCATCAGTGCCCACGGGCACCGTACGGCTGCTCCAGGTGATATCTTTACGTTCAACAACAGTTAAACTGGTCCAGTCGATATAGTTGTCAGTGCTTTGCAATTCCACACTGGGATTAAACCAGCACAAGATCTGTTCCATTAACTGGTGCTTTTGCATACTGTTGCTGGTCCAGATGTCCACTTTCATTTCGATAGTATGTGGCACTGGCATCAGTCGTTCCACAGTAAACGCATTGCCCTGTGTTGTGCCATAGGTGTCTGTTACTGGATCATACACTCGCTGTCTAATACTCATGTTGCTGACGAATGAAGGATCCTGTACACGTTCACGGTCGTAGCGCAGGTTGCTGATATAGCAACTGATCATGGGCACACTGGCCATCACGTTTTCAGAGTTGCCAGCAATAATAGTGGCAGCCTGGCGACTGGTGTCACCATATTTGACTGGCACCCTCAGCAAAGTACGTTGGCCAGTTCGATCCTGACCATACTGTACTTGGAAACTGCTGAACAATTTTACAAATTGTAGTATGTAACGTTTTAATTGTTCATCGTAAAAGAAATCTTGTAACATTAATTGTCTGCCTCTGGTCTCAATGCTTTACTTAGCGATTGCGATTTTTTGCGTTCTTGACCGTTGAAATCGGTAAAGGTGCCTGCGTTATTTACAAAGCTGCCTTGTAGTGTGGTGTTAGTTGCCATGCCTGTTGTTGTTCTCACACTGTCTTCCACCTTGTTCCAACGTGCGCCGTTAAAACGGAACAAGCGATTGGGCACATAATCCAGTCGTAAGCAGTAATCACCTTCCACTGGATCTTCAGGGAATACTATACCAGCAGTGGCTGGCCAACCGTTGGGCGGAATACCATCCCCACCTAAGTAAGCTGGCTGCGATTTGTCAGGAGTAGTTGCATCTAGGTTAACAGTTTCTCCAGAACCGGAGTTAACTGATTGATCCATGCTTGGGCCTTCTGGATTACCCAGGCTACCGTCTTCATTTAGTGGCACCACGTACAAGCTGGTGGTATCGTAACCGCTTTGTGGTAGTTCAGCTTCAGCTTGCGCTATTAGTGCATCACTGATCTGAATGTTTTTATTGTAAGTGCTCAACAGGTCCTTTAGCGATTGGCTGTCTGGATCGTCGGTGGCCTTGAGTGTCTGCAGAATGTCCTGATATTCCTGACTGTCCACCAGGGGTGTGCATTTGCAACGCCATAGATGAGGCCACCAGGTTACACTGAAGCCTTCGCTAGCTCGAGTGGCCTCTTGTACTACATAGTATCGCTTGAGAGCCGCTGGCATGTCTTCAGCACCCAGCGGATCATAATCTTTCAAGTGGGGCAACTCTAACACGTCACCTGCCATGATGCGGCGACCCATCTTGTCCAGCATGTCATTGATGTGGAAAGTGATAAACAGAGTGTTGGCATTTAGGAACAAGCCGAACTGACTCAAGTTAAAATCCTGATCAGTGACCTGATAGATACCACGCATGGGGTACACGCTGGTATCATACTTGCGGTCACGGTTCTCTAGGAAAAACAAGTCCTGAATGTTCTTTTCACTCTGGTTTGTGTAATTGGGCTGTGTGGAATCTAATACAGAGTCAAACATCACTATGTTACCCACACCCACAGCACCAGTCAGTGGTTTGGTAAGTGTTATGGTATTGCTTGAAATGGCACCAATTTTGGTACCAGTGGTGATGCCAGTGCCAGTTACATACTGACCCACGCTGATATTGGCGACATCAGCTACAGTGATTTCTAGATCGCCAATAGATGAGGCAGCCGTTGTGGTTTTTCTGGTGTTCTGTTCCAGTGTACCCAGGTACTTGTGAAGATTCACACCTGTACCGCCGATCGTGAACATTTCTGATATTCGACGATCAAAAAATTTATAATCGTTGGTATGTTTACCTTCTTTCCAAAGTGAGAGTCTGGGCACAATTTGTTCCTATTATCAGATATTTATTGCACGAAGCCAGTAACCATGCAAAGGAGTCGGGTATTGACATGTGGCCCAAAAGGCGCTATAATTACTGTTTATTACCCACCCTGAGGCACAAAAATGGCTACTAAGAAACCCGCTCGAACTGCACTTTATACTGACGTCAAGTACACAGGCCCAGAACCCACCTGGGACACTGAGCGGGCTATGAATTTTGACCAGCCAGAATTTGACCATCACCTCAGATCCAGCCTGAATTTTTATAATTATTACCACAATCAGAAGGATCTGAAAAAGTATCTGGTGGACTGGGCTAAGAATTCTGGCAAGTACACTAAAGAACAATTGGGTCACTTTATTCGTGGTCACGAAAAACTGGTGTCCATGACAGCGTGTGGCATTGCCAAAGCACATTCTGTGGGCATGCCGCTTCGTGAACGTCATATTGAGTACTTGCATAGTGAAGTTCTGGATGCTATCAAGAATACTGCACCAGAAGCACTGGAAGAAGCCAAGCCAGTGGAAAAGCCCAAAGTGTATACCCCCACAATTCAGGATCGACTGGCAGAGCGCACTAGTGAAATTATTGGTGAGCTGGAAGGTATGTACGACGCCATGCTGGAAAACACTGGCGACAAGTTTTTACCTTACGAATTCCTTACTGCCAACAATGTGGTGCAGAGTCAGCTGGGCAAGTATGAAGCTCTGTACAATGCTCGTCGTGCTGAACTGCAATCGGCACAGGCTAAAGAGGACGAACAACTGGTTGAAGGCTACAAACACCTGAAGGCAGCAGACTACAAACGCATCTATGCCTGGATGGATCAGCTGATGGCCGCTATTGAGCAGTATCGTGGTGTCAAGAAGGCTACTAAGAAAGCACGAGTCAAGAAAGCGCCTAGCAAAGAGAAGCTGATTGGCAAGATGAAGTATGCCAAAGAGCACAAGCCGCTCAAGCTGGTCAGTATCAACCCTGCTGACATCCTGGGCGCACAAGAGCTCTGGGTGTTTAACACTAAAACACGCAAGCTGGGTCGTTATACAGCAGACAGCCATCACGGTGGTCTCAGTGTAAAAGGTACCAGCATTGTGGGCTACGATGAAGTGCAAAGTGTATGCAAGACACTGCGTAAGCCTGAAACGCAGATTCCCGAGCTGATGAAAGCCAGCAAGCCCAACAAACGCAAGTTCATGAGCACTATCAAAGCTACAGAAGTTAAGCTGAACGGGCGAATCAGCGAAGATGTTGTGCTGTTGCTTACACTGTAACACTGTGCCTAATCCTATAAATACCAATTATAGGATTTTTTAAATGGCTACAGTTGAACGACTTCGCACTGACATAGTTGATTACATTCGTCTACGCATGGGCGATGGTATGGTTGATATCGAGGCTGATAAAGAGCACTACGAGGTTGCTATCGACCAGGCCCTGCGTAAGTATCGTCAACGAGCACCCAAGAGTCAGGAAGAAAGCTACGCATTCTTGAGTCTAACTAAAGAAACACAAGAATACACACTGCCAGACGAGATAATGACTGTCAAGCAGATATATCGTCGTGGTATTGGTAGCGTTACTGGCACAACTGCCAGCCAGTTTGAGCCATTTGCAAGTGGGTATCTAAACACTTACATGTTGGTAGCTGGACGAGTGGGCGGTTTGTTGAACTACGAACTGTTCAGTCAGTATCAAGAGCTGGCCATGCGTATGTTTGGTGGACATATTCTGTTTACCTTTGATCCAGTCAGCAAGAAACTGACCATTGCACGTAAAATACCTGAGAACGGCGAAGACGTTCTGCTGTGGACACACAACTATCGCCCTGATGTTGCGTTACTGAGCGATCACATGATCTATCCCTGGGTGCAAGAGTATGCGTATGCGCTGGTCAAGTACAGTGTGGGCGAAGCTCGTGAAAAATTCAGCACCATTGCTGGTCCACAGGGCGGCTCAAGTCTAAACGGTGCCGCACTCAAGCAGGAAGCACAAGCTATCATGGACAAACTGGAAGAAGATCTAAAACTGTATGTGGACGGATCAGACCCCATGTGGTTTGTGATAGGGTAATTTAACCAGACCACTATATTATTTGTTGACGTTCCGCTACAATATATACACTGTAGGGGACATCAACAATGCTTATTGGTATTTGCGGTTTTATTTCATCGGGCAAAGACACTATTGCCGACTATCTAGTAAACTTCCACGAATTTCGTAGAGAAAGTTTTGCCAACACACTTAAAGATGCAGTCAGTTCTGTGTTTGGCTGGGATCGTACTCTGCTAGAGGGCAGAACCAAAGAAGCCCGTGAGTGGCGTGAGCAAGTGGACCCCTGGTGGGCTGAACGCCTCAACATGCCCAATCTTACTCCACGTCTAATGCTACAACTTTGGGGCACAGAAGTATGCCGCCGAGGATTCCATGATGATATCTGGATTGCCAGCCTGGAGAACAAACTGCGTACTACCAAGGACAATGTGGTTATCAGCGATTGCCGCTTTCCCAACGAGATTGCATCAATCAAACGGGCTGGTGGTAAAGTGATTCGAGTGGTGCGTGGACCAGAACCCGAATGGTACGATGCTGCCATCAGTTTCAATCGTGGACCCAAGGGCAATACCACCTGGGCTCTAAGCGAACGTAAGCTGAACCAATTGGGAATCCATGCTAGTGAGACCAGTTGGGTGGGCACCAAGTTTGACCACGTGATTGACAACAATGGATCAATCCAGGAACTGTACGACCAGCTCACAAGTCAGGTGTTAAGTCCCCACGACGCCAGCCAGTAACAGATTTAGTCAGTTCAACAAGACAATTTAGGCACACTGTTCTTAGATTGGTCTTGTTGTTGTTTTTGTGGTTGTTGTCCACATAATGCACTGACAACTGATCCTGATACTTGGCAGTAAACCCGCACATTTCGCATTTGGGTTTCATCTTATAGCCAGCCAGAACCCAGGCTGGCTTCTGTCTCTTTAGCTTTTTACTTTTTCTGATACAGGCAGCGCACTCACTGCGATAGTGATGCACCCCTTCTGCTATGTAGTTCACAGCGGCCACATTTTTCTTACATGATTTGCAAATTGGTCTGAGCATTTTTGGTATTAAACCTTCCAAAGGTACTTATTACGAGCCCTTTTTGGCATCACCAAATAAATATATTAGACTATTTTTTTTAAAGGAACCCGAACCATGGCATTAGTTAGCCCCGGCGTACAAATTACAATTAGCGACGAAAGCAATTATGCACCAAGTCTAGGCGGAACAACTGCTCTAGTGGTCATCGCTACTGAACAAGATAAAACCAATGCAGCAGGTACTGGTACCGCTGCTGGTACAACCAAAGCAAATGCTAATAAAGTGTCACTGGTCACAAGTCAACGTGAACTAGTTACACTATATGGCAACCCCAAATTCTACACTGACAGCGCAGGTACTCCAATTCCTGGCTATGAGTTGAACGAATATGGTCTATTGGCAGCATACAGCATGTTGGGCGTGGCAAACCGCGCTTATGTGTTACGTGCTGACATTGACACAGCTGAACTGGTTGGAACAACAACTCGTCCTACAGGTGCTGTAGCAGACGAAACATACTGGCTAGATACTTCCAGCACAGCATGGGGTTACTTCGAGTGGAATAAAACCACTCAGAACTTCAGTGCTATCACCCCAATCGTTATTACTGACACAGCAGATTTAGACGGTGGTGTGCCCAAAGCCAGCATTGGTGCAATTGGTGCTTATGCAGTGGTTGCATCTAACGTAAACAACCCATTGTACTACAAGCGTTATGACAACACATGGCAATTGGTTGGCAGCCCTGGTTGGGAAATCAGCCGCGCCGCAATTATTGGTACTGCTTCTAGTCCCATCGTTGCAGCCAATACAGCAGTAACAATTAACACAGCAACTGTCACATTTACTGGTGGTGCTTTGACAACTATTGTTAGCAACATTAACTCAGCCAACATTGCTGGTGTTACTGCTCGCAGTGTGTCTAGCAAGTTGTATTTGTATGCATCTCCAGATGCCATGAGTAATGGTGCAACTGAAGACGGTAAAATTTCTATCAGCAACAGCTCTGGTACACCATTGTCAACACTGGGTATCACTGCTGGCACATACATTAACCCTGACTTCCACAGTTCAGATCACACTGTGATCCCTGACTGGTATGCTGACGATTCAGTACCACGCCCAACTGGCAGCGTATGGCGCAAGCGCACTGCGGTCAACGAAGGTACTAACCTGGTGGTCAAGCAGTATCTAACTGGTTCAGCAAGCTGGAACAGAATTGCCACACAAGATCATGCAGATGACGTTGAATTCATTTATGAAAACGATGCGGCTGGTGGCGGTATTAACATTCCTGTTGGTACAGTTTATGCACATGACAACAGCAGTTATACTGCTTTGGGTTACGAGTCTGCTACACAGCGCCTGCGTGTGCGCTTCCAAGCTGGTGCAACGTCGTTCACCAGTCTGACAGCACCAACATTCACTGTTGGACATCAGTTTGATGTGTACACTTCTCGTACTGGTAGTGCAACTTATACACTACCTATTCGTGTTACACTAACTGGTACTGATGCTGAGGCTTTTGTAGGCGATTTACTAAGTGCTAGCCCATGGGGTATCGGCGCTCAAGTTAATACTGATGGCACAGTTACTATCAGCCACCAATATGGTGGTATAATTAAGTTTGCTGATGTAGGCAGCGGTAGCGTGATTGCTAATTTGAACATTCCTACATCAGTTGATGGTGTTGAAGCAATCAATCCTTCTGGCAATTCAGTATATGAATACAGTGGATTCAAGTGGTTGACATACACCGCAAGTAATACACAACCTGTGGCTGATCCAGCTGATGGCACCAAGTGGTATTTCGGTACACCAAGCGAAGTGGACATCATGATTCATGATGGTACTGACTGGCGCGGCTACCACAGCAGTGGTATTGTAAAAGATATCCGTGGTTATACCCTAGCTAACACAGATCCAGCAGGTGTTATTGCTGCCGCTAGCGAGCCCACAGTACAGAGCGATGGTTCTGCACTAGTATTGGGTGACTTGTGGTTGGATACAAGTGCAGCCGGTCTAGAAGATTACCCACGTTTGTATCGTTATCAGACAGTAAGCTCACGTAACCAGTGGGTTTATATTGACAAGACAGACCAAACCAGCTCAAACGGTATTGCATTTGCTGATGCACGTTGGGACACAGATGGTACAACAGATCCAATTATGGATGCTAAACCACTGATCACTGACTTGTTAGAAAGCGATTATTTGGATATTGATGCTCCAAATCCTGCATTGTACCCACGTGGTATGTTGCTGTGGAATACACGCCGTTCAGGTTACAACGTTAAAGAATTCCGTTCTAACTACTACAGCACCACATTCCCTGATGAAGTACAACCAGATGTTGATAGCGCCTGGGTAACTGTCAGCGGCAACAAAGATGACGGTAGCATGTACGGTGGTCGCCAGGCAGTTCGCAACATGGTTGTTGAAGCACTAAAGGCAGCACTGGATACTAGCACTGAGATCCGTGAAGAACAACGTGTGATCAACTTGTTTGCAACACCTGGTTACCCAGAAACTATTGCCAACATGGTTGCATTGAACACTGATCGTAAGGAAACTGGTTTCGTTATTGGTGATAGCCCAATGCGCTTGACACCAACCAGCTCAGACATTCTAAACTGGGTAAACAACGACAGCAAGTATGCTGGTGTTGACGGTCTAGCTACAGCCAGTGCATACCTGGGTGTGTTCTATCCAAGCGGATTGAGCAACGACCTAAGTGGCAACGCTGTGGTTGTGCCAGCAAGTCACATGGCACTACGCACTCTAATCAAGAGTGACGCCAACAGCTATCCATGGTTTGCACCAGCTGGTGTACGCCGCGGTCTAATCGACAACGCAACAGCACTTGGTTACATTGATTCCGAGTCTGGTGAGTTGGTTAAGATTGGTGTTAGCGAAGGCCTACGTGATACATTGTATGAAAATGCAGTGAACCCACTGACCTTCTTGAACGGTGTTGGTTTGTGTAACTACGGTAACAAGACACGCAGTGGTACAACCAGTGCATTGGATCGCATTAACGTAGCACGTTTGATTACATACTTGCGTATGAGCTTGAACACTATGGCCAAAGGCTATATTTTCGAACCCAACGACAAGATCATCCGTGATCAGATCAAACAAGCCACAGAAGGTTTGTTGAACGACTTGGTAGCAAAACGTGCGATTTACGACTATGTTGTTGTTTGCGACACCAGCAACAACACCCCAAGCCGTATTGACCGCAACGAGTTGTATGTTGATATTGCTATTAGTCCAGTTAAGAGTGTGGAATTTATCTACATTCCAATCCGTGTGATGAACACTGGGGCAATTTAAGGTAGTGAAAAACCTGGCTATGGAAACATGGCCAGGTTGGCATAAATACCATATATAGGAGCATACAAAATGGCAGTTGCAAGTTTAACAAGATTCACAGTACCCCTAGCTAGCGATCAGAGTTCTAGCACACAGGGTCTGTTGATGCCAAAACTCAAATATCGCTTTAGAGTGAGCTTTGAGGGTTTCGGTGTAAGTCAGCCAAAGACTGAACTTACAAAACAAGTTATGGACTTCAAGCGTCCTTCAGTTAGTTTTGAAGAAATTGAAATCCCAATCTACAACAGTAAAGTTTACCTAGCTGGCAAATACACCTGGGAAACTGTTACATGTACTCTGCGTGATGACGCAGTTGGTAACGTAAGCAAGCTGGTTGGTGAACAGTTACAGAAGCAATTCGACTTCATGGAACAAAGTTCTGCTAGCTCAGGTATTGATTACAAATTTATCACACGTTTGGAAATCCTGGACGGTGGTAACGGAGCAAATACTCCCAACGTTCTAGAAACATGGGAAATGTACGGTTGTATGCTTCAGGCAGCAGACTACGGTGATGTTAACTACGGCACAAACGAGCCAGTTACCATTGCTCTAACACTGCGCTTTGACAATGCACTACAAACTCCAAGCGGAACTGGCTTGGGCACACTAGTAGGAAGAACAATCGGCAGTACTATCACTGGTTAATAGGTAAACCGTGGCAAACTTCGTTGAAACCTTTTTTAAAGAAATTGCCACGGGTGATAGTATACACGATTGGCAACATGCCAGCGCGACTTTTGTCGCAGACAGTTATCGTCTAGCACCCAAATATGGACATTTGTTCCATGTTTATTTCTATGTTAATCCCAAAGCACTGCAAAATAATCCAGACCCAACTCTAAACACAGAGTTGAGTCTGTTGGTTAAAAGTGTAAGTCTTCCCAATTTCACTGTCGATACCAAGACACTGAACAACTACAATCGTCCCAACATTTACCAGAGCAAGATCAAATACGAACCTATCACACTGACGTTCCATGACGACAGTGCTGACCTGGTCAAGAAGTTCTGGTTTGACTATTACTCATACTACTACCGTGACAGTGATAATGCCCAACTGGGTGCATTTGTTGACCGCAAGAGCAAGTATGGCGAGAGAACTGAAAACAGTTGGGGTTACAGTCCCAAAGGGCAAGACCCCTATCTGTTTGGTATCAGTATCTATCAGTTACAACAAAAGAAATATACCGAGTGGTTGTTGATCAATCCGTTTATTGAATCATTCCAGGGTGGTGAACAATCGTATAGCAGTAGTGAAACAGTTCAGATCACCATGCGTATTGGTTATGAAAGCTTCAAACTGTTCAATGGCAACGTATCAGAAAACACAGTCAGCGGATTCGCTAATGCACATTATGACAAGAGTCCTAGCCCATTAACACCAGCTGGTGGTGGTACACGTAGTATATTGGGCCCAGGCGGTGTACTAGAGTCTGCCAGTGAAATTTCCAACGACTTTAGCAAAAACAATTTTGGTACTGGATTGTTCAAATTGGCACGTACTGTGTCCAGTATGAAGGGCGCTGATATCAAAGGCATGATCAAGGGCGAACTGAACTCAGTGCTTAAAGACCAACTGCGTAATAAATCCAGTCCAGTAAACCGTTTCATATTCCCTGGCACTGCAAATACCACAGGCAGCAGCCTTACTGATTTCTTGACTAAAGGGTCTGCTGTTGATGATTCAGTTACCACTCTTGCCGGATCAGCGGCTGGCGTGACTACTAATGGCACACCAGTTGGTAAAGCCACGTCTACTATGAATGCTGATCAAAGTACTGAATCAGCAACAGAAACACAGACTCAAGACATTGCCACATTGCAAGCAGAGGTTGACGATCTTGATAATCAGCTACAGGCCGCTCAAGCTCAAGTGGATCTAGCGCAAGCGGCAGTTAATGATGCACAGGCTGCATTAGATGAAGATCCATCAGATCAAAATGCTGATGCGTTGCAAATGGCAAAAGACTCTCTTGATGCCGCACAAACTGAATTGCTAGATATAACAGCACGTCATTCAGAAGCATCGGCTCGTTTACAAGACCTTATTAATGAATCTGGCAGAACTGATGTTAGCGCCGCAGACACTGCTGAATTAACTGACCTTCAAGCACAGTCAGAAAAAGACTTGGGCTCATTAACTAATGCCAAAGCTCAATTGGCGTCAGCTGATGCGGCAGTGGAATCAGCAGCCGAATCTTTTGCAAATGATCCAAGCCCTGAAAACGAACAAGCATACAATGCCGCTGTGTTACAACAGACTGAAGTCAAAGCCATACATGATGATGCACTTACTACATCGCAAGCCAGCCTGCAGGCTGCTGCCGACAAGCAAAGTGCAATTGATGCCAAACAGGAAGTTACATCTACACAAGTGGTCACAAATACCAAAGCACCAGTCAATCCAACTACATCTGCACCAGAACCATCACCACCTGGCACCTACCCTTCGTCAGTAGTAAACGGCACATTGGCACAGTTTGAGATTGGCATCGGATCTCTAAACAATGCTAACAATGAATTGAACAATATTTTATCACAAGCGGCAGCAATTAAAGAAAGTGCAACACGTAATTTAGCTGAGTACGAAAAAGAGTTGGCTGATGCAAAAGCAAACAACTTGCCACAATCAGAAATTGATGGCATACAGAGCGATATTGATTCCAGCAAGAGAAGTATTGCTTCACGGACAAGGCAGATTGACGCAATAAATAGTAAAAAGTCAGAGATAGATAAGCTGACAGCATCAGCAGCCAGCCAGATGGAAAAAGTCAGAAACGGTGGCAATCCTAATGTGATGCCCCCTGGATTCTCTATCAGTTATAATGACTACAGTAACATTTTTAATTACATATAATGGTAGCACCAACAAACTTACCCATGACCGTCAAGAACAAGACGTCAGATTATTTTGATAATGCCACCATACCCAAAGGCATTGTTAACCAGGGCACCTGGGATGCGGTGGTGGGCTTCTTTGAACAACGCAACAACGGTGACGCCAGCACTGCACGAGTGATGGCAACGGCATTAATTAACACTGCCAAAATTCAAAACCTAAACATTAACGAAATATTAGACAGTTTAAATCGCTATCAGGATTTTGAAGTGGACACCTATCTAGCTCTTATATTGAATTCCACCCGTGTGCCTACCAGTATGCTGGGTGTAACCAATCAGCCAACCACTAACAAATTTGTAGCACGTACTGTGAAGCCATGAGTGTATATGCAAGAGGTCAATATCAAGTCAAAAACCTCGCCAAGTACATAGGGGCAAACTTTCCTACATATCGAAGCAGTTGGGAACTGGTGTTTTGCCAGTTTTGCGACAACAATCCAGCAGTAGCACAATGGGCCAGCGAGGCCATCAGAATTCCCTACGTCAATCCACTAACTGGTAAAAAGACCATTTACGTGCCTGATTTCCTAATTGTCTATAACGACAAGAACAACCGCCAACACGCTGAGGTTGTGGAAATCAAACCCACAAAAGAAACCAGTTTCGAGTCAGCTCGAAGTATTCGAGACAAGTCCATGGTAGCCGTAAATATGGCTAAGTGGCAAGCGGCCAATGCCTGGTGCAAAGCACAGGGCCTGAAATTCAGAGTGATTACCGAAAAAGACATTTTTGTAAACACTGGGCGCAAAAAATAGGATTATGATCAATGACAAAAAAGCTAGAGGAATTGTTTCAACTTCCTGACACGGAAGAAAACGCACAAACGATATCAATTATTGCTGACAACCGAGAGATAATTGAAGCTGCCAGCAATGCGGCAGACAAAATTGACCGAGCACTGCCTGGTATAACTGACCTGGATGTGGAAGCTGATAACGAGCTGGACGAGTTGGCCACGCTAGCCAAAGACAAGTTTCAAGATCTCATGGATCTGGGTATGAATGTAGAGCCCAGATTCAGCGGCGTGATCTTCCAGACTGCCAGTCAGTTACTGGGACATGCTGTGACTGCCAAGCAGGCCAAACTGGACAAGAAGCTGAGAATGGTGGATTTGCAACTGAAAAAGATGCGTCTGGATCAGCAGGCTGAAGCAGCCGCTAACAAAGCATCTGGTGAATCACCCATTGATGGCGATGGAATCGTGCTGAAACGTGAGGATCTGCTCAAGCAGATTCTGGAACAAAATAAAACAAACTCTGATAAATAAAACATACAGGTACCTATCATGAAGAAATCGTTCACCAAATATCTATTAGAAAGCGAAAAAAGCTGGCCTTTTAAAATTCGCTTGGCTATGGAACCCACCAAGGAAGTGCTTGAAGGCATTCAGAATGCTATTGAAGCCTACGGTGTAGACAAACTGTCCAAAGCAACCAAGTTGCCCATGCAGGACTACCCAGTGGATTTTCCAGAGCATGGCCCAATTGAAGTTTATGTGCTAGATGCTGTGATGTCATACCCATGCACCACTGAGCAACTGGCCACCCTAATCCACGAGCGTGCTGGAATTGACCGTGCTAACTTTATCGTTCGCACAGCAATTATGGACAGCAACTCGATCCCAGTCAACTTGGAAAAGACTGGCAAGAGCTTACTAACACAGGATCTGGAGGATGTGGACGCCAAGTCTGCTCGTACAGATAGCCAGTTGGAAATGCTTAAAGATCTAGAATCAATCAAATACGAATTCGCAGCCAAGAGTGATGCAACAGGCAAAACGACCAACGACTTACCTCAAGGCAATACCAGTACCCTAGGTACAAACAAAACCAAATTACCCCCTAAAGGAAAAGCCAAATGAGTATGTATAAAATTTTAGACATTTTTGCCGCATTGGAAGGCAGAGAGTCAGTAGTAACTGAAGCACAACAACTGTATTCTGTGAAACTGGAAGGTGCTGACGGCACGACCAAGAATGTCCGTGTTAAAGCTAGCAGTGAAGAACAAGCCAAGCGCAATGCTACTAACAATCCTAAATTTAAGGCTGTTAGCGCTCGTGTAGTTGACGATGCACCTGAAATTAAAGAAGGTGAAGAAGTCATCGAAGTGGTTGCTGAAGAAGACCTGATCGCAGAAATGCGTCGTCTAAGCGGACAATCAGTTCGTGAATCTGAAAAGAAAGCTAAAAAAGATTATGATGGTGACGGTGAGATTGAGTCTGAAAAGGATGAAGTTCACGGTTCACATCGCAAAGCTGCTGGTCTAGATGAAGCCAAGCCTGACTTCCTAGACATGGACAAAGATGGCGACAAAAAAGAGCCCATGAAAAAAGCAATCAAAGACAAAGAGAAAGTTGATGAGTGCTGGGGTGGTAATGAAAGTCCACTAGGCGGTAGCATGATGGGTGGCCAAGAAGAACAAGAAGGTGGTATGAACATCAGCACCAGCCACGACACACGTCGCGGTACCAAGAGTGTTACCATCACTGCTGACGGTGAAGCGGCTGAAGAACTAATGCAAATGCTAAAGATGGCAGGCATTGGCGGACCAGCTGGTGAAGGTCAACCTGGCCACGAAGAAGCTGAACACCATAGCGTGACAGTGGTTCCAATGGACCAGGAAGAAGGCGACATGGAAGAAGCACAAGAGCCTATGGCCAATTCTCCAGCACCTGAATACACTGATACCAACACTATTAACAACCAAGGTGGAGATCTAAACAAACCCAAGCAGATGTACAAGCACAACTACAAGGGTGGTGACAATCCCATGGCCATGTCTGAAGCTGAGTCACGTCTGTGGCAACAGTACGAAGGCATCAAGCGTAAGGTATAATAACATGCGAGCTAGAGAATTCGTTACTGAAGACGTTCAGAAAATTGACCCTACCCACCAGGCTGCATTGCAGAATGCCAGTACATTCCCCACAATGAACAGCAGTACTGGTAGTGCATACATGAACTATCGATTCGGTATCGCTCTAGCTGGCGCACCAAATTTCCCCATGGCCGCTGAGCCCTGGATTGGTGGTGATCCTTTGTTGACCACCTACACTCCAGAAGAAATGGACATGATCAATTATGCTGCCAAGCAAGTGGGTGCCGGATCACCCAACAAGTGGTCAGGTAAAAAGAGTCTGGAAGCACCAGGCACTAATAAAGCCAGCCCAACGCCTGCACGTAAGAAAAACAAGTACGGAGTTTAAATGAGATTCCGTGAAATTATGGAACAGATGGACCTAAAACAGGATCACAAAGATGCGATCCCTGGTGCTAGACGTTCAGGCGTGCCCAACACTGATACTGGTCCAAACAATCCCTATCACAAATATCGTTTGGGTGTTGCCATGGCTGGTGCCACGGACAACCTGGACGGTATGACTAGGGATGGTCCAGCGCATGATGACATGGTCACAATCTGTTACACTGATCATGATGAAGCTATCATCAATGCGGCACACAAAAAGCTGGGATATACCAGCAAACAACTGACCAGTCGTGGCAGTAAAGAGCATGACTCAGTTAACAAGACCAGCCCAGTACCTGGTCGTAAGAAAAATCAATACGGTGTTTAATGAAGCAGTACCGTATTACCAGTGAACATTTTGTACCTCAAGGCGAATCTGGCGACCCAGATGCACACATGGATCCATCGGATCTAGCAGAAATTAAAAAGCTCGCAGGCATACCCACATTGCCTGGATTAACCGAAGGCAATGTGCCCAACAGTGATACTGGCACAGGCGTGATGAGTCCCTTGGGCAGTAACCCCAGTTACACAGCCCAAGAGAAACGAGCGATGGAAAAAGAACACAACATTAAACCAGGCACGGATGCCTGGTTCCAACTGTGGTTTAGCAAACCGTATCTCACTGGCGAAAAGCCAGTCAAGGGTCAGTGATCTATCTGGCTTGTTTAGCCTGATAGAAACTCAAGTACTTTTCCCAGCTGGGATGACGTGGTTTGAAATGAGTTGTCTGCAACTTCTTCGCCAGGCTGTAATACTCTGGACGAACAGGCTTACGCAACGGCTTACCAAACTTGTCAGCCTTTTTACTGTTACATGGGCGACAGGCCGTGACCACGTTTTCCCAAGTGGTCTTTCCACCGCTGGCGCGGGGAACCACATGGTCCACAGTAAGGTCAGCGGTGTCGAATGTATCAGCACAGTATTGACACTGGTAAAGGTCACGAAGGTAGAGGTTGTGACGACTCAGCTTGATAACCTTGTTATAGTGAAAATACTCTTTCGTGATACAAACAGCGGGCACTTCAATCGCCAGCTTTTCGGAACGCACGGTCCAGTTGTCGTAAGTTTCCAGAACGACAATTTTGTCCAACCACATCAGCTTAATAGCATGTTGCCAGTCGATAACGCTCAGAGGCAACAGGCTGATGGGCGTGTGGTCTATATTGAGCAATAGTGTATCAGACATATAAGTAATTACATACAAGGATGTTTTAAAAAAATGAGCAAAAGTTTAGATGGTGTTCTAATCAAGCCTGCCCACAAGTCGCAGAATTGGTCAACACAAGAGATATTAGAAATAGCTAAGTGTGCGGATCCAAAAACTGGCCCCGAATACTTCATGTCGAATTATTTCTACATTCAGCATCCTATGAAGGGTCAGTTATTATACAATCCTTTTGAATATCAGTCAAGGCTTATTCACACCTACCACAATTACAGGTTCAGTATCAGCCTCATGCCAAGACAGACCGGTAAAAGTACTTCGGCTGCTGGGTATTTATTGTGGCAGGCCATGTTCGTACCAGATTCCACCATTCTGATTGCCGCACACAAATATCTGGGCGCACAGGAGATCATGCAACGTATACGATATGCTTACGAAGCGTGTCCCAACCACATTCGTGCCGGTGTTGTGGACTACAACAAAGGCAGCATTAGTTTTGAAAATGGCAGTCGTATTGTAGCACAAACTACTACAGAAAATACCGGTCGCGGTATGTCTATTTCACTGTTATACTTGGACGAATTTGCCTTCGTCCGCCCCACAATCGCTACCGAATTCTGGACTGCTATCCAGCCCACACTAAGTACTGGTGGTAAGTGTATTATCACAAGCACCCCCAACAGTGACGAAGACCAGTTTGCTCAGATCTGGAAAGGGTCACAAAAATGTATCGACGAGTTTGGCAACGAGACCGAACTGGGTGTAAACGGATTCAAAGGCTTCAGAAGCTACTGGCGTGAGCACCCTGACAGAGACGACAAGTGGGCTGATGCACAGCGAGCACAGATTGGTGAGGAACGTTTCCGTCGAGAAATGGACTGTGAGTTCATTATTTTCGACGAGACCCTGATCAATCCTATCTTATTAAGTGAAATGGCTGGCATTGATCCCACATTCCGTCAGGGACAGATACGCTGGTACAAACGACCTGAGATGGGTCGCAAGTATGTGGTCGCACTAGACCCCAGTCTGGGTACTGGTGGTGATCCCGCAGCCATTCAGGTGCTAGAGCTGCCTACCATGATGCAGGTGGCAGAATGGCAACATAACAAGACGGATGTGCAAGGCCAAGTGCGAATCATGAGCGAAATCACCAAATATATCACAGATATCATACATGATCAGACGTGTGTATACTACAGCGTGGAAAACAACACATTGGGTGAAGCCGCACTAGTCAGCATCCGTGAGATTGGTGAAGAAAACATCAAGGGCATCTTCCTAAGCGAACCTAAAAAGGTGGGCATGGGTGGTGGTAGAACCTACAGAAAGGGTTTCAACACCAGCAACAAAACCAAACTGGCTGCTTGCGCCAAGCTCAAGAGTCTGATTGAAACCAAGAAGATGAAGATTGCTAGTAAAAACCTGATCACTGAGCTGAAAGGCTTCGTGGCGCAGGCTGCTGGATTTGCTGCCAAGCCTGGCGAGACTGATGACCTGGTTACCAGTATGCTGGTGGCAGTTCGAATGGCGCAAACACTACAGAACTGGGACGCAGACATCGATTCCACCATGCGAGACAACTTGGACAACTTTATTGAACCGCTACCGGTTATCGTTTTTTAATAAATATAACATAGAGGTTTAACCCATGACTAACGTTGACAATATCGCACAGGCACTTTTTGACAAGATTCGCACAGGCTTTGATGATCTCAGCTTGGGCGACGAAAAAGCCAAAGCAACACAAGATCCTGAGCAAGCTCGTTTCTTTAACTTTACCTACGCACACGAAGATCAGAAGCTGGGCGCAGTTACTATCAGTCTAGCAGACCAGAACTCGCTTAAAGTGTACTTCAGTCGTGACATGAGTGATGAGTTGCATGATGAACAAAAGAAGGGCTGGTACAATTTCCTAAGAGACTTGCGTAAATTTGCACGTAGCCGCATGATGAGCTTTGATGTTCGTGACATCAACAAGTCGGGTCTAGACTTACAAGACGTGCGTCACCTAAGCAAGTCTGACACAGCGTATGACAGTGCTGAAGTTAAAATGAGCGATGTTAAAGAGTCAGCAGTGATGGAAGGCATGCACGGCACACGCCGCCGCAGTTATCAGGAGATGAAGAAGGCTCGCATCATCGTGCGCCACGAAAGTGCAATCAATCCTGAAGTACGTGGTGCTCGCAGTCGCAACATCGAAAGCATCTTTGTGGAAACTGAACTGGGCGAGCGATTGCTAATGCCATTCAAGAGTCTAGTGGGTGCTCGTGCCATGGCACAACACTTGCAACACGGCGGTGATCGTGGCGATGCCCTAGGCGAACACATTGTCAGAATGGTTAACGAGATGGGCAGCCTGCGCGGCTTTGTTCGTAACATGCGCGGCAGAACATTTGAAGATGGTGCTACCACACAGATGGTGGAAGCAGCCATTGATTACTATGGTCAAATTCACAGTAACTTGAGCTCACTAGCAGGTGGCCGCGGTTACAAAAAATTTGCAGAAACATTCCAGCCCAGCGCAACAGTGCTGACTGATGAAGTCGATTTAGAAAGTTTCAAAGAAAAGTTTGTGCGTAAGATTTATGACGATCGTCTAGATGCGGCCCTGCCTATTGTGGCCAGAGTCTATAACGAACGTCAGAACAGTATTGCCACACCTGAGTCTCTAGAGTTTGAGAGTTTTATGGATGGGATATCCGAAGGCACCTATGCGATCCCTCGCACAGACGAAGATATAAAACAACTAAATGATCTACTACAGAAGCCTTTAGAACTGGGAGTAGACGGCACTGACGCTATTAACGCACTAGAACCATTCTTGTCTGATTCAGACCTGGATGATCTTCTAGCGCAGCGAGCATCCGAGCCACAAGGCCATGAACAGCCTGCAAATGATCTAATATTCAATTGGATAGAAGACCGCCATCCTGAACTTTATAGCAAGCTCACTCCACCACAGCCTGCGGCGGCACCAGCGCCAGCCAGTCAGCCTGCGGTGACCCCAACAACACCACCAGCCACGGCTCCAGCCGCACCACAAGAGTCCATCGACCGTTATGATGCTCCAGCAGATCTGATGACTGATGTGGAGGACGATGAACTGAACGATCCTGAGCACAAGTATGGTGACAATAAGACTGATGATTCAGTGACCGAAGACGATGTTCTAGAATTCATGGATTTCGTTAAACGAGTGAACAGATAAAACAGTCTGGCGAAATTGCCACAAAAATAATAGTTTTTTTCTTGACGGCATAAATACATATAACGTAGACTACATCATGTAGTGTGCGTTTAGGCACATTATGGCACATAACATTAAGGAGAAACATTATGGCAACAACATTGGCTGAAATCCGCGCAAAACTGCAAAATCAAGAAAACCGCAATACCGGTGGCGCTACGCAAGGTGGCGATAAAGCAATTTATTCACACTGGAACATTCCCGAAGGCACAACATCACGAGTCAGGTTCCTACCTGATGGCGATTCTAAGAACACATTCTTCTGGATCGAACGTGCAATGATCAAACTCCCATTTGCTGGAGTAAAAGGTCAAGCCGAAAGCAAAACAGTGTACGTACAAGTTCCTTGTATGGAAATGTGGAATGAAACCTGTCCTATCCTTTCAGAAGTCCGCCCTTGGTTCAAGGACAAGACTCTAGAAGAAATGGGTCGCAAATATTGGAAGAAGCGTTCATATTTGTTCCAGGGCTTTGTACACGAAGACCCAATGAACGAAACGGCACTTCCAGAAAATCCCATCCGTCGTTTTATCATCAGTCCACAAATCTTTAACATTGTTAAAGGTGCGCTGATGGATCCTGACATGGAAGAATTGCCAACTGATTACGAAGCTGGTCTGGATTTCCAGATTGTCAAGACTTCTAAAGGTGGCTATGCTGACTACAGCACCAGCAAGTGGGCTCGCAAAGAGACTGCATTGACTGCTGAAGAACGTGCGGCAATCGACACATATGGCTTGTACAAGTTGTCAGACTTCTTGCCCAAGAAGCCTGGTGATGTTGAGCTACGTGTTATCAAAGAAATGTTCGAAGCATCAGTTGCTGGCGAACCTTATGATCCAGAAGCCTGGGGTCAATACTACAAACCCAGTGGTGTTAACATCGGCAACTCTGGTGGTTCAAACGAAAGCGCACCTGCACCACGTGCGGCCGCTCCAGCCCCTGCTCCAGTAGCATCTGCTCCTGCTCACCATGACGATGACATGGGTGACGACGATGGTGATACACCAGCGCCTACAGCACCAGTTCAGGCCAAGCCTTCCAGCCAACGTGCTGAAGACATTCTGGCTATGATCCGTAATCGTCAGAAGTAAAAATACGCCCGGGCCCAGTGCCCGGGTAATCTATCAGGAGCATTAGTATGGGAAAACCATTCGACGTAAGTAAATTTAGAAAGACCTTGACGAAAAGCATTGACGGCTTGAGTTTTGGTTTCAACGATCCTACTGATTGGGTTAGTACAAGCAATTATGCCTTGAACTACCTGATCAGTGGTGACTTCAATCGCGGTATTCCGCTGGGCAAAGTGACTGTGTTTGCTGGTGAGTCTGGTGCAGGTAAAAGTTTTATCTGTTCAGGCAACTTGGTCAAGAACGCACAAGCACAGGGCATCTATGTGATCCTAATCGACACAGAAAACGCTCTAGATGAAAAGTGGTTACACGCTCTAAACGTGGACACTAGTGAAGACAAACTGCTCAAGCTGAACATGGCCATGATCGATGACGTGGCTAAAATGATCAGTGAGTTTGTGAAAGAATACAAAACATTGCCAGAGAACGATCGTCCCAAGGTGTTGTTTGTATTGGATTCGCTGGGTATGTTGTTGACGCCCACTGACGTAAATCAGTTTGAAGCTGGTGACATGAAAGGTGACATGGGCCGTAAACCCAAAGCACTGACAGCACTGGTTCGTAACTGTGTAAACATGTTTGGTGATTTGAACTTGGGCCTGGTTGCTACCAACCACACCTATGCAAGTCAGGACATGTTCGATCCTGATGACAAAATCTCAGGTGGTCAGGGCTTTATCTATGCCAGTTCAATTGTAGTAGCAATGCGTAAATTGAAACTCAAGGAAGACGAAGACGGCAACAAAACTACAGAAGTGAACGGTATCCGTGCCGCATGTAAAATCATGAAGACACGATATGCCAAACCTTTTGAAAGTGTTCAGGTCAAGATTCCATATGAGACCGGCATGAACCCTTATTCAGGGCTTGTGGATCTAGTGGAAGCCAAAGGCATGTTGAAAAAGGAAGGCAACAGTCTTACCTATACAACTGCTGATGGTGAAGTTATCAAGAAGTTCCGTAAGGGTTGGGAACGCAACGACGATGGTTGTTTAGATACAATCATGGCCGATATGACAGCCAATCCGCATCTGGGCTCACCCACACCAGCAGTCGAAGCACCAGCAACTGTTGAGGAGTAAAGACTGGCCCTGATGTAATGTCAGGGCCTTTCTACCTGTATGTCGAAAGTAATCAGAATAGATCCAATACCCAAACACTTTTCCATCACATGGAATCTGGGACGTCGGTGTAACTATGACTGTATGTACTGTGGCGCTGATGTACATGACAACTCCAGCCCGCACAAGGATCTGGAAACGTTACAAGCCAACTGGATTGATATACACGACAAAACACAAGGGCGTGGACTATACAAAATCAGTTTTACTGGTGGGGAAGTTACAGCCAACAAACATTTCCTACCATTTGTGGAATGGCTTCGTGACAACTACTCGGACATTAACCAGATACTGGCCACTACCAACGGCAGTGCCACCTATGACTACTACTTGAGGATGTTTCAGGTGGTAGACAACATATCGTTCAGTACACATTCGGAACACATGGACGAACAGCGATTCTTTGACACCATGATCCAGCTGAAACAAAATCTGCCAGCAGGCCGCCACATGCACGTGAACATCATGGACGAGCACTGGAACAGGCATCGTATTCCACATTACGTGGAAATTTTAAATGGTCATGGCATCAGCAATATGGTAAATAGCATAGATTACAGCAAACAGACCAGGACTGTTCCAATCTTAAAAGGCAAACTAAATCTTGCAATTTGACAATCACCAGTACTATAATTGTCTAGTGACAACTGACGACAATCGAAAGTTTCGTATGGAAGCCAATTGGCTACACAATCAGGAACTGGACCGTTGGCAAGGTTGGCTTTGTGATGCTGGTCACAATCGTCTATACATTGGTCCAGACTTTGATATATACGGTGGTGAGTGTTGCAATGATCAGTTGGGTAATCTGGAAACTGGGTGGGAACTGTTGCCCACACAAACAGTCTGTACGAAGACTCGGTGTACTGGATGCACTGATGATCTGATGGCAGCAAAACATTTGAAAGAATCGACATGAGTATTGATATTGACGTTTTAAGCGAAACATACACTATCCTAAAGCAATATATTCCAGCTAAAGACCGACAGGAAGCTGCCGACAACATTGTCAGCATTCTAGTCGATCTAGTGGGCGACCTGGAACTGAAGGAATTTTGCGGTACTGATTCAGCACTGGGTAGAGCATACAAAGAGTATGCGTCTGGTGTAGAGGACGACGACCCTGAAGAAGATTACGGCTATGAGGACTGATGCCTAAAGTCTTTCCTATCAAGTCTGCTACTGCCTGTCAGTTAAAGTGGACCTGGAGCACAATACTGTTATACAACGGAAGGACCAACTCGTGTCATAGAGTGTTCTCATCGCTGTTGCAGCCAGACACGTTCATGGATTTCCACAATACACCCAGGAAAATAAATGATCGTGAACTGATGCTGGCTGGCGAATGGCCATCAGGTGGCTGTGAGTATTGTCGCAATATTGAAGAAGCAGGTGGGTTTAGTGATCGCATGTTGCAGATGCAGGTGCCCGATCTAGCGCCGCCTGAGCTGGACACTGATCCCACTGCCACGAATGTGACACCACGTATTGTGGAGGTGTACTTCGACAACGTTTGCAATCTCAGTTGTGTCTATTGCTGGGACGGATACAGTAGCAAGATACAACAGGAAAATTTGCGCCACGGTCGCTTTGAGCGTGACGGAATGATAATTGACAACAGATCAGTTAAACACCCCGATCATGCCCAGCTGACCGAACAGTTCTGGGAATGGATGGACATCAATTACATGACCGTGCGCCGCCTGCATGTGCTGGGTGGAGAACCTTTCTATCAGGCACAGTTTGACATTTGTCTGGAATTCCTAGAAACACGATCCAATCCCGATCTAGAGTTTAATGTGGTCAGCAATCTCATGATCAGTCATGATCGTCTACGCAGTCACATAGCCAGAATTAAACAGCTGGTGGACACGGGTCGTATTGCCCGATTTGATCTTACAGCCAGCATCGACTGTTGGGGACCAGAACAGGAATATGTCAGACACGGCCTGGATCTGGAATTGTGGCGCAAAAACTTTGAATATCTGGTCGAGCAGGGTTGGATCAGATTGAACATCAATCAGACCATAACCAGTCTTACTATCAAAACCATGCCTGAAATGATTGAGTACGTCAATCAATTTCGCACCAAACGCGAGATCGGGCATCATTTTATGACAGTGTATGACCGCCCACATCTAAATCCTGATGCTTTTGGTGGGGACTTCTGGCGCGATGACTTTGTGCGTATCCTAAAAGCCATGCCAGGACTCACACATCAGCAGGTGGAAGCCAAACGATATATGATGGGCATTATGAAACAGATCCAGCAATCTGTTCGTAATGATCGCGAAATACATAAATTAATAGTATACTTGGACGAACTAGATCGTCGTCGCAATCTCGACTGGCGTAAAACATTTACATGGTTAACTGAATATGTGGTATAACAAAGTTGTCGCAGACCTGGGCTTACTCCCAGACTTTATTGCTTACTATGAAGCAGAACTGGGTGCGGCAAAAACAGAGTGCCGCATCACTGGTAACGTGGAGAAGGCTATCAGTAATATTCCTGGTATTACTGAACATCGCTTTAATCAGCTACAGGAAATAGAAGCAGTGCTGAACTACATGAACATTCAGTTACGCAAGATAAGACGCAAACACTTTCAAAAGTATCTGGAAGGATATGCTCGTGCATTAACTAGCCGTGATGCTGAAAAGTATGTGGACGGTGAGGCAGAAGTTATCGATTATGAAACACTGATTAACGAAGTGGCTCTACTACGCAACAAGTGGTTGGGTGTGATGAAGGGACTGGAAGCCAAACAGTGGCAAATGGGACACATAGTTCGTCTACGCACAGCGGGCATGGAGGATGTGACATTGTGACCACTGACCATGATCCAGACCTAGTTAAACAATTAGCAGAAAGTCTCCTGGATCAATGGAGCCAGTATCAGAAATTAAGCCCTGCCAATCAGCACTTTCCTGAACCAGTTGAGCTGACTATCATGAAGGATGACATGGCACGTTGGGCTGATCATTTACTCAAGCAGTTGCGTTGGGGCAATGATATCGACGTTGCCAAAGCCACATACAATTTTGAAATGCGTTTCAACATCTTTCGTGATCGCATAACTATTGATGTATTGAAAAACGGATTGAAATGAAAATATTAGGCATAAGCTCAGGATTCCATGATGCGGCAGCAACACTACTAGATGGTAGTGATATTTTATTTGCATCACATAGCGAACGATTTAGCAAAAACAAACATGATGCTGACCTGCATCCCAACTTGATCAAGGAAATCGCCCAGCACGGCAAACCTGACGTCATCAGTTATTATGAAACTCCCTGGGTCAAGAAAACACGCCAACTGTATACTGGGCAATGGCGTCAGTTGTTCAATTTTGAAGCCAGCAATCTAAACAAACGCCTGGCCAGCATGTTGGGTGATGCCAGCTGGTCCAAGATACCAGTGGTGTATCAGAACCACCACATGAGTCATGCTGCCGCAGGATTCCAAACAAGTCCGTTCGATTCAGCTACAGTTGTGGTAATTGATGCCATTGGCGAATGGGATACTATTAGTATTTGGTCAGCACATTATGTGGACGGTCAAGCACACTACAAGAAGATCTGGAATCGTCGTTACCCACATAGTATTGGTCTCATGTACAGTGCATTTACTGACCACGTGGGACTGATGCCCATGGACGAAGAATACATTCTCATGGGCATGGCCGCATATGGTACACCCAACGAATATCGCACTGCTGACATTGAAAGCAATCTGTTGGCAGGCGACTTGAAGTTTAAAGAGAATCTGCATATCGGATTACCTGAAATCTCCACGCTGAGTGAAGATAAGTACAACGTGGCTTATGACGCACAAGTGATTGCTGAGAAACTGATACGAGAGGTCATGACAATAGCTCGTGATCTAGACACAACGGGCAACCTGGTGTATCAGGGTGGTGTGGCACTCAACTGCCTAGCCAACCGATTCTTAGGAGAGTACTTTGAAAATATCTGGATTATGCCTAATCCTGGTGATGCTGGTAGCAGCCTTGGCGCTGCCGCTCTGGTTCATGGACGTAGAATTAACTGGCGTAGTGCTTATCTCGGGTATAATATTCCTGGCCCTTATCCTGTTGCTGACATTATTAATGAGCTACTTATTCAGTCTATTGTGGGAGTGGCTTCCGGATATTCCGAATTTGGCCCTCGTGCCCTGGGTAACCGTTCGCTCTTGGCGGATCCAAGAGGAGAAGAGATTAAAGGAAAAGTAAATGCAATCAAACGTAGACAACAATTCAGACCTTTTGCGCCCGTTATTCTGGAGGAACTGGCTGACACTTACTTTGATATGCCTCGTGGCTGGAGTGACAGCAGGTATATGCAGTCAGTCGCTCGCTGTAGGCATCCTGACCTATTTCCTGCTATCATTCATCACGACGGGACTAGTCGTGTACAGACAGTGCCAAAAGATGGATCAGGAATACGACAGTTGCTTGAAAAATGGTACGAAGTGAGTGGGTGTCCCATGTTACTCAACACCAGCTTAAACATCAGAGGCGAACCCATGGTGAATGATCGTGCTGACGCAGATCGTTTCGAAGCACTGTATGGTGTCAAGGTGTGCTCATGAACACGACCAAAATAACAAACCCTGATGGTGAAACAGTATACCTGGTGGAAGATTATTTTACGCCTGAACTGGTAACCAATCTTCAGGTTCTGTTTGACTCTTATGTAGCACGGTCTCCCGAATGGGCCGCACCGTCCGAGTTTGCACACCGCGGCGGACGTGAGGTGTATGTGGGTTCAGATGCTACACTGGATCTAGTGCGAGCATACGTCAGCAGTGACAACATGTTGAACTATGTGGCAGATCACGTGGGCAATCGGGTTGAGTTCGACGACTTACAGTTGTGGGAAGACCTCCCTGGCTACTCTATTACCCCACATAAAGACATCGTGGATGCGTATGATCACGCAATACAGATCTACATTACTAAAGAAGACATCAACCATCTGGGCACCACATTCTACAGCGCAGACGAGCATATCACGTACCAGTTGCCCTATAGAAACAATTTTGGTTACATGTTACCCAATCCTGGTGGTGTAATGCACGGGCTGATTACCCCAGTACCACCAGGCGTACATCGCCACAGCGTCTATCTCCGATTCAAGCGTGTATGACAATTCTGGTACTTGGTGACAGTTTTTCGTTTGGCGCTGAGTTGGCAGATCAGCCATCAGCAGAACAAATTGATGATCATGGATTGTTTTGGAAAGTACCACAAACCACCAAAGTTCAACCATTGACGCCCAGTGCGTACTCCTGGCCCAGTCTTATTGGACAGATGACTGGACATGAAGTGGTCAACATGAGTTTAACAGGTGGCAGTAACGGACGCATATTCAGATTAGCTGTTTCGGAATCGCTGACTAAAAAGTACAATATGATCATTTGTGCCTGGACTGGTCATAATAGACAGGACTGGGCATACAATGGCAAAGAGCTACCAGTATCGGCAGTAATGGCCTCTGCCTCCAAATTCTCTGGCGTCCGAGAATTCTATAAGACACATTATGACGATGCACTGGCACTTCAGGCCACACGAGCTCAGATAATTGCCCTGCAGAATCACTTTAAATTTACTAAACAGGCGTACAGATTTGTAAATACATTTAGTCTAAGTTTCGAAGGTGCAGATCGTCGGTATATAGATACAAATAATTATATCCAACTGGGAAGCACCATGTTGCAATGGTGCAAGGATTTGCCCAGCGGCCCTGGGGGTCATTTTTTAGAACAAGGGCATCAGTTGGTTGCTGAAACAATTTACGAACACATTAAAAGGGATTTGACATGACAACACGTATTTTAATTATGGGCCTGCCAGGCGCTGGCAAAACCACACTGGCCAAGTATCTACTAGATCAACTTCAGAACTCTGGACGTTCAGTGTCCTGGTTCAATGCGGATGAGATTCGCAAAAAATGGGACGACTGGGATTTTAGTGAAGCTGGCCGTGTGCGCCAGAGCAATCGTATGCGCGAACTATCAGACAGTTGCGGTACTGACTACGCCATTTGCGACTTTGTTGCTCCACTGGAAGTCATGCGCGACAACTTTGAAGCTGACTGGACTATCTGGTTGGATACAATTGAGCAGGGTCGTTATGATGACACCAACAAGATGTTTGTAAAACCTGTACAGTACGATTTCCGTATCAACGAAAAAGAAGCTGAGAAATGGTCTGCTATCATCTCCGACTGTATTCAGAAAGGAATTCGTCGACCAGTTTTTGACTGGAAGAAGGAAACTGTACAGATGTTGGGTCGTTGGCAACCTTGGCATCAGGGCCATCGTGCGTTGTTTGAACGTGCTCTAGAAAAGACTGGGCAAGTGGTAATACAGATCCGCGATTGTCAGGGCTGGAACGGTAGCAATCCTTTTGCCATCAGTGAAGTGGAATACTATATTCGTCGTGACCTAGACCCCATGTATCAGGGCCGTTACGAGATTCAAGTTGTTCCCAATATCGTACATATCACTTACGGACGTGACGTGGGCTACAAGATTGAAAAAGAAGAGTTTGATCCCACTATTACTGATATTTCAGCTACCAAGATTAGAAAGGCTATGGGCCTTGAGTGACACTCCTGTACGTAGTCTAGCCAAAGCAGTCAGCTGGCGTGTGACAGGAACAGTGGACACGTTTTTGATCAGCTGGCTAATCACTGGCCAAGCATTATTGGCCAGTGGCATTGCACTGACGGAAATCATGACCAAGATATTTTTATTCTGGGCTCACGAGCGTGTGTGGAACAGGATTGGTTGGGGTCGTAAAGAGTGATTATTTGAACACGCGGGCGCTGGCTTTGTATTCGCCCAGGCGTGCCAGATGTGCCGCTGTCAGTGTTTGCTCAAATATTTCTCGAAGTTGTTTTAAAAATTTCATTGTGACCATCCTTGTTTGTGTATTTCGTATTCACGAATCC